ATGAGCGCCGTACTCGCACCCACCTACCCAGGCTCCGTCGCCCTCGTCAATCCGAAACACGAGGCCTTCGTGCAGCACTACGTCGCCACGAGCGGTTCGCGCGGGCAGGCGGCGAAGCTGGCCGGGGTGACCACCACCACAGCGCGCAACCTGCTCCAAGACGTCGAAGCGACTGCACGCATCCGCTACCTCAACGCGCAGCAGTTCCAGAGCGTCGGCATCACCGCCGAGAAGGTCAAGAAGGAACTGGCCGACATCGCCTTCCAATCCGCCAACGACCTCTTCGACGACGACGGCAACCTCATCCCGATCAACGCGCTGCCCGACCACGTGGCCTCGACCATCGTGCAAGTCGAAGTCGAGATCCGCGACAAGATCGTCAAGGACGACGAGGGCAACCCCACGGTTGAGAGCGTCACCGTCAAGAAGATCAAGCGCGCCGACAAGATGGCCGGGCTGACCCTGCTCGCGCGGTACTTCAAGATCGTCGGCGCCGAGGACGATGGCGTGAACGCCTTGGCCACCGCGCTGGCCGACCGGCTCAACGCCGCCAAGCGCCGACTCGACGGCAGCGACCTCCCGATGGCCGATGAGGTGCACCCGCCGCGACCCGTGATCGACTCGTCGATGCCGGAGGACGCGCGTATCATCGGGGAGGCGCAGCCTATCCTGGCCGAGCCTCCCGGCGACGAGTTCGCCAGTCCTGATCAGGAGAGCGACGATGAAATCTGGTGACACCTCCACCCACCGCCCGCAAGCCGTCAACCCCGCCGACTTCAAGGCGCAAGCCACCGGCATCGGTCAGACCCTGGCCGCATCGCGCACCACCGGCCAGGCGCGCGCACAGCGCGTTGCCAGCGGCGCGCCGGCGCCGGGCAACCCCGTCTGCCAGACCAAGGTCAACGGCGGCTGCTGAGAGCCGCCCCCACCCGACGACATGACCGGACCCGGCCCGAACAACCACAAGCAGGGATGGCACGGGCCGCGGCCGAAGGGGTTCAAGACCCTGAACCGGTGGTCGTCGGGGATGTGGAAGAAGTTCTACGAACCGGTGCAGCCCACCGAGTTCATGCAGCGGCTCGCGCTGGCGCCGATCAGCTGCGAACCGGTGCTCAAGCAACTCACCCGCAGCGGCCCGCTCGACGACCCGCACAACACGCGGATCAAGCCGCCCGACCCCCTTCTTCGAATCGAGGTGCCCGTGGACATGACGCGCCGCTCCGCTGACCTGTACGCCGGCTCGGAGGTCGGCGAGTTGCTCGACAAGCTGGCCAGCTTCCACGACGACTTCGTGGGCTTCGTGCGCTGGGCCTTCCCGTGGGGCGAGCGCGGCACGATGCTGGAGGGCATGAGCGGGCCCGAGCAGTGGCAGCTGGAGCAGCAGGAGCGCATCAGCAAGGCGATCCGCGAGGGCGGCGCCGAGGGCTGCGTCATCGAGGAAGACGTGGCCTCCGGCCACGGCATCGGCAAGAGCGCCGAGGTGTCCTGGGCGATCCTGTGGGCCATCAGCACGAGCGCCGACACGCGCGGCGTCGTGACGGCGAACACGGACACGCAGCTGCGCACGAAGACGTGGGCCGAGTTGGGTAAGTGGTACCAGTTGTTCATCGCGCGCCAGCTGTTCACGCTCACCGCCACGGCCATCTTCATCGCCGGCGACCCCGACCGGCAGAAGACGTGGCGCATCGACCAGATCCCGTGGTCGAAAGAACGCTCCGAGGCCTTCGCCGGCCTGCACAACCAGGGCAAGCGCATCGTCGTGATCTTCGACGAGGCCTCGGCCATCGACGACCTGATCTGGGACGTGACCGAGGGCGCGCTGACCGACGCGAAGACGCAGATCCTGTGGCTGCGCTACGGCAACCCGACCAAGACCAGCGGCCGGTTCTTCAAGAACTGCACGCAGGGCAAGCGCAACACCTACGTCCGCGTCGACTCGCGCACCGTCAGCTTCACCAACAAGAAGCAGATCGAGGCATGGATCGAGGAATACGGTGAGGACAGCGACTTCGTGCGCGTGCGCGTCAAGGGCGAGTTCCCGCGCGCCGGCTACGCGAACTTCATCAGCCCCGAGCTCGTCGGGCAGGCCCGCCGCCGGCGGCTGCAACTGCCGATGTACCAGGCGCACCCGAAGATCCTCGCCGTCGACCCGGCGCGCTTCGGTGACGACTTCTCGGTCATCACGCTGCGCCAGGGTCTCAAGGTGCACTTCCAAGTCGCGTTGTCGGGCTTCGACGGCGTGGATCTGGCCAGCCGGATCTTCGAGATCGTGCGCAAGGAAGGGCCGATCTCGTGCATCGCCTACGATGCGATCGGCAACGGCGCCGACCTTGACTCGGCGCTGCGCCGCATGCAGGGCCTGCCGGCGCTGATTCCGGTGCAGTGGGGTGTGCCGGCCAAGGACGAGAAGCAGTACTTCAACCAGCGCAGCGAGTGCTGGGGCAAGATGCGCGAGTTCTTGGAAAACGGCCAGATTCCGGACGACGACGACCTGGGCGAGCAGCTGATCAGCCTGGACTACGGTTATGACGCGCGCTTCCGTATTCAGCTGCAAAGTAAGAAGGATTTAAAGAAAAATGGGGGTAAATCGCCTGACAAGGCCGACTCGCTGGCCCTGACCTTCGTGCCCGACCTGATTGACCGGAAGGTGACCATCGCCCGGGTGAAGCCGGTGCCGCGGCGCACTGTGATTTGGTCACGGTAGAGAGGCTTGTCCCGCATGGCGGAAGCCGTGCATAATGCGGGCCCATGGCTGTCCCGAGTCTTGGCCCAATCGCACCCATGGCGCCGCAATCGCGCGGGCTGGCCTCGGCGATGCCGCCGAAGACAACCAGCGGAGTGAACCCTCTGGTGCGCCAGCTGGGGCTGGCCGAGGTACAGAAGCGTGACGCCACCGTGCCTGACGAGGGCACCGACCTCTTCAACGAGGATGACCACTGGCAGGCAGCCTCCGCACTCGCCGGCCACGTGCGCCAGGCGTGGATGCGCAACAAGCTGGCCAAGGTCAAGATCGACCTCAAGCTACTGGCCGACCTCCGCGCCCGCCGTGGTGTCTACAGCGCCGCGCAGCAGGCGCAGATGCAGGAAGTGCTGGGCGGCATGAACATGGTGTGGGCGCCGCTCACCGAGGTGAAGTGCCGCGCCGCGTCGGCCTGGATCCGTGAGATCTTGCTGCCCGCCGGCGAGCAGCCGTGGGGTGTCGCGCCGACGCCGATCGCCGACTTGCCGATGCCGATCAAGAAGGGCATCGTCGGCAAGGCCATCAACCAGGCGCAGCAGATCATGCAGCAGACGGCGCAGGCCGGCGGCGGCGTGATGGCACCGGAAGAGTTCCGTGCGCTCGTCAGCGAACTGGGCGAGAAGCTGCGCGACGAGGCCGAGAAGGAAGTCGCCAAGGCGGCCGAGCGGCGCGCCAAGCGCATGGAACGGCAGATCGCCGACCGGCTCGCGCAGGGCAACTACGAGAAGGCCATGGATGCCTTCGTCGAGGACTTCGTGACCTACCCGGCCGCGATCCTCAAGGGTCCGGTCTACGCCCGCCACAAGACGCTGGAATGGGGTGAGGGCTTCAAACCCATCGTGCGCAACGACCCTGCGCCGACCTGGGAGCGCGTCAGCCCGTTCGACGCCTACCCGGCGCCTCAGTCGCGCTCGCCACAGCAGGGCGACTTCATCGAGCGCGTGCGCTTCCGTCGCGAGGAACTGCACGACCTCAAGGGCGTGCCGGGCTATCAGGACGACCAGATCGACCAGGCCCTGCGCGACTACTACAACGGCCATCTGGAAGGCTGGCTGTGGACCGAGGCCGAGCGCCAGCGCCTGGAGCAAGAGACGCTCTACATGTGGCTGTCGCCGCCGGGCGTCATCGACGCGCTGAACTACTGGGGTAGCGTCCCCGGCTGGAAGCTCATGTCGTGGGGCGTGGCCGAGGATCTGGAAGAGACCCGCGAGTACGAGGTCAACGTGCTGCTGTGCGGCCGCTATGTCCTCTACGCGCGGCTGAACCCGGACCCGTTGAGCATGCGCCCGTACTTCAAGGCGTGCTACGACGAGATCCCCGGGTCGTTCTGGGGCCGCAGCATTCCGGACCTGGCCAGCACACCGCAGCAGATGTGCAACGCCATTGCGTGTGCACAGGCGAACAACATGAGCATGGCCTCGGGTCCTATGGTCTGGGTGCACGCCGACCGCTTGGCGGATGGCGAGCAGACCATGGAAATCTTCCCGTGGAAGCTGTGGCAACTCAAGAGCGACCCCACTCAGGGCGTGAACCCCGGCATCGGCTTCTTCCAGCCGAACGACAACACGAACAGCCTGATGCTGCTCTACGAAAAGTGGGAGATGCGCGCTGACGACGCCACCGGCGTGCCGCGCTACACCTACGGCAACGGCGTGGCCGCCGGCGCGGGCGACACGGCGCAGGGCCTGAGCATGTTGATGAACAACGCGGCCAAGGG